GGCTGATGATCTTCTGGAAGAACTTATACAATTTCCCAATGCAGCTCATGATGATCAGGTAGATGCTCTCACTATGGCTATTCATTACATGAGAGAGTCATGGCATCTGTCACATCCTGATGATCCTGAATGGGATGATGAACCCAGACGAAAGAAACGAGTTGCCTACTGGAGAACTTAATTTTTAAAAAGGCTTGCATTCCATTCTGTTTTAATGTATAATAGTGTAATGGGGAAAATTCATGACAACTAATAATTCAGCTTTGGGTAGTTCCATAGTGGAACGTAATCCCAATACATACAACATGAGAGCAATATAATGGCAACAGAACGAAATCCATTTGATAGAATAGAGAAGGAGATAACAAATGTTGTTCCCATGAATCCTGTAGCTATGGGAGAAGAACAGGAAGCAACATTTGAACTAGAACCTGACGGGGGAATAATTGTGGATTTCTCCAGCATCATAGAAATGGAAGCTGAAGAACCAATAAAGGAATGGTACAGTAATCTTGTAGAGAAACTGGATGATGATGAACTCAGTAAGATTGCCGAGGATGTCTATAACAATTATGACTCAGATAAAAATTCCCGACAGGAATGGGAATCCATGTTTGAAAGAGGCTTTGATCTTCTTGGCTTGAAACTACAGGAAGGTTCAGAACCCTTTGAAGGAGCTTGTACGGCTGTTCATCCTCTTCTTATTGAATCAGCAGTCAAGTTTCAAAGTAAAGCATCTCAAGAGTTGTTTCCCTCTGGAGGTCCAGTAAAGACACAGATACTTGGTAAGTCAACTCCTGAAAGGGAACTGCAATCCAATCGTGTCAAGAACTTCATGAACTATCAGCTCACAGAGCAGATGCCAGAATATTTTGATGAATTTGAAAGAATGCTTTTTCATCTTCCCCTGATTGGTTCAGCCTTTAAAAAAGTTTATTATGATGCAAATCTGAAACGTCCTGTTTCTGAGTTTGTTCCCATTGATCAGTTCTATGTATCTTACTATGCCAGTAATCTCAGAAAGGCAGACCGATACACACATGTAATTTATCGTAGTCCAGTAGATCTGGCAAAGGATGTTCGTGCTGGTATTTATTCAGACATAGAATTACCAGATGCTACCAATCCAGAACCAACAGCCTTTGCATCCAAGATGGATACAATACTGGGATTGTCTCCCACAATGGATACAGATCCTCAATATGTTTTACTGGAACAACATTGTTTTCTAGAAATCAAAGAACCTAATTCAGAAGAAGGAATTGCTTTACCCTACATCGTAACAGTAGAACAGCAATCTCGAAAGGTTCTTTGTATACGTAGAAATTATAAGCCTGAAGACAAAAATAAAGAACGAGTATCACACTTTGTTCATTATAGATTCGTACCGGGGTTTGGTTTCTACGGTTTTGGCCTGATGCATTTCCTTGGTAATCTAACCATGAGTGCAACAGCAGCAATGAGAAGCCTCATTGATGCAGGTCAATTTGCGAACCTGCCGGGTGGATTTAAGGCCAAGGGTGTTAGAATGGTTGGTGATAATGATCCAATCAGTCCCGGTGAGTTTAAAGAAGTTGAAGCTACAGGTATTGACTTGGCGAAGGCTATCGTTCCTCTCCCCTACAAAGAGCCTTCCTCGACACTGTTTCAAATGTTAGGTTTTGTTACAGCAGCCGGTCAGAAGTTTGCCGACAGTACAGAACAAATTGTATCGGAAGCATCTTCCTATGGTCCTGTAGGTACAACAATGGCACTACTGGAAGCATCCAGTAAATTCTTCTCGGCAATCCATAAACGATTGCACAAAGCTCAACGAGATGAATTCAGGATTTTAGCTCATATAGATTATGACTATCTACCCAATGAGTATCCCTATGATGTGCCTTTTGAAAATCGGAATATTTTTAAATCTGATTTTGATGGAAGAGTGGACGTTATCCCCGTTAGCGATCCTAATATTCCATCCAATGCTCACCGCCTTATGATTGCACAGCTTGCTCTTCAAATGGCACAGCAATCACCTCCCGGCATGTTCAATCTGGAAGCCCTGAATAGAACAATTCTTAATGCTGCCAATATGCCTAACATGGAAGAAATACTTCCTCCCAAGCAAAAACCCAAGCCGCTTGATCCTGTTTCCGATATCATGGCTGCTGTAAAAGGAGTTCCAATTGCTGCTTTCCCCGGTCAGAATCATGATGCTCATGTTCAGGTCAAGACAGCCTACCTGCAAGATCCCATGAATGGAGCAAGTCCTATCATGCAAAGAATAAAGCCTGTTCTGGAATCCAATATACAGGAACATATGATTCTGAAATATCAGGAACAGATGAATGGTATTACACAAATGGGGATGCAGGAAGTAGGACCACAAGGAGCCAGTGTAACAGAAGCTATCATGGCTCAAGCTGCTCAACAGGTTCTCAATGCAAATCAGGCAATAGGTCAAATGCAATCTCCAGAACAACAGTTGGTTGCCATTGAAGCTCAGAAATTACAACTGGAGCAGGAAAAACTTCAAATCACTGCTGCCAAGAATGCTGCCGATGCTGCCTTGGATGCTCAGAAACTTGAACTGGAACAGGCACAACTTACGATAGATTCCTTTGTGCAGGGACAGACAACAGAACTCAAGAAAGAAAAGGCTGACATGGACAGGGCCAGTAAAGAAACCATGAAAGCTATTGATGTTCTTTCCAAGATTACCATTGAACAGGATAAGATGGAAAATGATCAGACATTGAAAGCTCTTGATATGATGATCAGTACAACCTTGGAACAGAAAAAACTTGACATGAGTATAGACGAAGTTAGAACAAAAGCTCTGGAAAGAATTGCATCCATGCAAGACAAGGATTCCAGAGAAAGAGATTTTAAAATGATAGACATTGTAAAAGAAGTTATTACCAAGAAAGAGAAGGAGAAAGATAATGCCTAAGTATGGAGGGACTCACTATCCCAATGATGAAAAAGGAAAGACTGATGGATATCCCACTCATGTAAGAAATGATGACCGTGGTATTACCAACGGCTATCCACAACATGTTTCTGGTAAAGTTAAAGATCTGTATGGTAATTTTACCAATCGTTCCATTGACGATGGTGGAGCTGGTACAAGAGCACGTAAAGGTGTTCTAAACGAGCGTCCAGATTCTTCATGGAAATATCCCAAACCAATCAAATAAGGAGAATATTAATTATGTGGACAACCCCAATTGTACGTGAAGTTGCAGTAGGACTCGAAATTAATTGCTATGCATGTGGAGAGCTATGAACTTCTTAAATAAATTATATAGTCGTATTGATGCTCCCTTCTGTATTGCCTTTTCAGTTATAGGACTTATTATTTTAGCAGTGGTTATAACTTAATGGAAATATGGGATGAAGTCGTAGCAAATTATAACGATGAATTAAGTAAGTTAAGAAATATATTAAGTGATGGAAATGCAGAAACTTATGCTCATTATAAACAATTAGTAGGACATATAAGGGGAATTGAGTGGTGCAGACAAACCTTCACATCTATTGTTAAAAACCGTATATATGAAGAAGAGGAGTAAATGCAACAGGTACATTTAGGTAATGCTATTAAGAATGATATGTGGATAACAGAGGACGAGATTAAAGATCCAAGTCCTCTACCAGAACTACCGGGATATCATATACTGATAAGACCAGTAAGTGTCAAAGGTGTAACAAAGGGAGGTATTGTACTTCCTGATTCAACCAAGGATGATATGGCCTATCTTACTACAGTAGGGAAGGTTCTGTCCATAGGAGAGTTAGCCTATCAAGATGAGGTAAAATTTCCCAATGGACAATGGTGTAGAGAAGGAGACTTTGTTTGTTATGCCAAACATGCTGGTCAGAAACTATTCTATAAATCTGTTAGACTGATCTTGTTATTTGATGATCAGGTTATCTGTAGAGTTGAGCATCCAAAAGATCTTGATCCTACATTTAATTTAATGAGTGGATCATAAAGACTTGCATTATGTCTAATTTTATAGTATAATAGAGTAATAACGTAAAACCGTATGCCTCGTAAGCAACGAAAGGAATTAAAATGGCTGATAAAGAAGAATGGACTGAGGTAGAAACGACTAGTCCAGACAATAAAGAAGATAAAGTTGAATTTGAAGTAGAGGAAGAGGAAGAGGTAAAGGTACAGGCAGAGCCAGAAACGGCCCCAAAGTCAGAACCAGAACCACAAGCAGTTGAAAAACCTAAAGAAGAGCCACAGGAATTAGAGGGCATTGAAACAAAAGGTGCTCAAAAAAGAATAAGGCAGTTAATTAAACAGAGAAAAGATCGTGATGATAAAATCTCTGAACTTGTGAAACAGAATGAAACCTTGAATACTCGTTTAAGTTCTAGGGAACAGGAATTTCATAATATTAGTAAGTTAAATCTGGATGCAAATGAGAAACAGATTACAGATAAACTTGAACTTGCCAGAGCAGCCTATGCTTCAGCCCATGAAGAAGGAGATTCAGGAAAGATATTAAAGGCACAAGAG